ATTCAGTTCTTGTCCATTTCTTTAGCCTATTATTTACCGCTTCAAACTCTAACTCCTTAACCGCTTTTTCACCAATCCTTTCTACAAGTCCTATTCGGTACATTGCTTGGTTGCCGTGTTTAAACATATTGCACCCAGCACATTGCAAATGGATATTCCATTCGTTAAACCTTAAAGCCGAATACCCTTTAACAGTAAAGTAGTGTCCAGCTTGATTACCATTGTAGCTTCCACAACTAATACAAGGCAATCCTTCATCTCGTTTCCTTATATACGCATTTACTACCTTTTGGGTCTTTTCTAACAACTTGGGTAAAGGTATCAATGGCATAAAGCAAAATTAGGGTTACTTTTTCAATCTAACAACACAAAGTCGGTCATTATGCTTGTATCGTTTTTTGTTAATTGGGTTCATATATGTCATAATCGTTTTGTAGTCAGTATGTAAAAACCTTATTGCCTTTGCTATTGATCTAAACCATATCTCCTCTTTTGTATCTAAATAAATTAGTTTAACCTCAATGTTGTTGTCTATTCCTGTCATCTCAATAATCGTTTTAATTCAAAGTATAAATGTGCAGTTAAATAAATGCAACAAGCTAAAGGAACACTAATAAGCATAAACTTTAGCAATTCGTAAATAAATGTTAATTGTTTCATAGTTGGTTTTGTAAAAATAGGTACAAAGTATATCTTTTGCACTCGTTTTTTATAAATATTTCATTGTTTAATTTCTCTAAGTCTTTAGGTGTTTTAGCAGTTACCTTGTAATGTGCTATTATCTTTTTCTTTATTTGCTCTGCTTTCTCTTGACTTAGATTCTCCTTGTTTAGTTCCTTTCGCTTCCATAGTACATCAAAAGCCATAGTATTTAGCAACTCCCAGCCTCTTTTAGCCGACTTATTCCAATTTTCGTACAATGCCTCAATAATTTCATCATCTTGGATTTTAGGTATCTCTACTGGTTGTGGTTCTACATAGGTCTTTTGTCTTACTTGTAAAGCTATCGGCTTATAAGCTGCCATCACATCCCCAAAGAATTTAGGGGTAAACATAATCGCTTTGTCAACTGATAATTTCCCCATTGCGTAAAGTTCAAAAGCTACTCCAAGTTCCTTTAGTTTGTAGTTACCATAGTTTTTAATTACAAATTCGCATAAAAACTGAAATAACTCTATTGTAGGTGTTTGACATCCGCTTAAAGCAATACAGGTTTTTAAATGCTCTTTAACCTCAATTGGTGAGCATCTACCTACACTCATTGTTTCTAAAGCAACTGCAACCTTTAATTCATCTGGTTCAAGTTTATTGTAAATTTCTAAGGGCATCCCATTCTCTCTCACTAAAACTTGGTTTGTGATTGTTGCTAATTCCTGTTGCATTTGTTTCGTTTTTAAGTGCAAAAAAACCTTTCCAGCCTTTTGCTAATGATTGTTCAATTATTTGTAGTGCAATTTGTTCATCTCCATTTGATAGTTTTACCAAGTCTTTTAAAGCTGCTTGTTCGCTTTGTGGTGTAGCGTATGTAAACTTAAATTGTTTTCTTTTAAATTCCTTCCACATTTGCCAATAATTTAAAAATTCTTCGCTTTCAAATGGCATTATTACCATTACCTTAACCTTATCCTTAACCATTACCTTATCCATAACCATATCCTTGTCCCCTTGCAAGGGGCTTGTATGGGGCTTATAGTTATCAATTTGTTCTTTATACCTTTCTAAATTTTTGATTATTCCAGTATGCGCTTTGTTGTTTTCACTTAAACCGCTTGGATATTGAAACTCAATAAAACTTGGAATAAACCATTTAGTATTATTTTCTAATGGTATTATCTTATCCCCAAAATATTCTAATGCTTTTTGTTCATCTAACTTTTCGCCAATCCTTATTTGAGCAACTTCTATATCAACTTGCCATATACCAGAATGGTCGCAGTCATCACAAACATATAACCAAAGCAGCTTATAAGGGGCTTTTAAAGACCTAATAAAAGGCTTTTTCCATTTTTCTGTATCAGTAAATCTTTTAGCCATTGTGTTGAGTATTATATTTTGGTCTAATATTTTTAATTAATTCAATTTCATAATTTATATAATCTTCAGTTTCTTTAAAATAGAAAAATATATGATTGTAAATTTTTAATAAATGCCTTTTTACTTCGTGTCTTTCCCTTCTTTGATTTAAATTAATAGAACTTCCAACATATAATATGTTTGGATTAATTTCTAATCTTTCATAATCAATTAGATTTTCAAAATAGACCAACAAATAAACTCCAGCTTTTTTGGGAACAGATGAATAATTAGTACCATAAGTATTAGGAGTTTTCCAATCAATCTCTTTAATACTTAAATTTTCATTTTTAAATAAATAAACTTCCATAAAATAAAATAGCCCGCAGATTTGCTGGTAGTACGAGTACCAACGCCTCCTTGGGCAAAAAGTTTTTAATTAGAATCTCGTACATTCTATTGCAAATATAATCAATTAACCGAATATTGTGCTATTTGCTTCTTATTTTTCAGCTTAACAATAGTAGTTTTTATGTTCATACCATCGTTTCTAAGGTCTGCTATTCGTGCTGCTAATCTAAAGCATCCGAACTTGTTTAAAGCATCAATTGGGGTTAATTTTCTACCTTTATTTAGGTAGTTTGCGATTTGTTGGTTTTGGCTCATAGTTGTAGGTTTTAAATTAATACTTTTTTTATTTCATTAGGTTTAATTATTTCTAATTCTTGTCTATCAAATACATCATAACATATCAAATACTTTGTAACTGATATTACACTAAATAATTCATCTCTACCATAATAACCATCAGATGTTCCAACATATTTAGTTATTTTTTCTTGACAAAGTATCTTGTCTAATATCGTACATTCAATGTCTATTGGTTTATCATCTCTACACAACATTGGATGTTTTTTATTTATTATTATTTTTTTACCAATCATATTGTAGGTTTTAAATTTGCGCTTTACGTTATCGCCCAACGTGGGGGTTGTTTATGTTTAAAAAGGTAGTTAAAATACTACCATTCTAAAAGGGCAAGTCGTCCTCCGATTCCTGTTGGTTTACTGCAAATTCCTTTTTAGCGGTTGGTGCGTTATAAGAAACTTGCTTACCTCTGCCACAATAGTTTTTCTTAGCTTTTTCTGCTCTTTCCTCCATTGTTTGGTTGTTCCATACTGTGTGCGTGTTTCCTTTGTCATCTGGTTGCTTTAAAAAGTCGGTAGCTACGTTTGCGTAGTGTTTGCCGTTTTTAGCTTCTTTCCAGTTAATTTCCTCTTTGCAAATGTTTAATACAATCATTGTTTTAAGTTTAATGTTTATTTAATTGTTCTTGTTCTAATGCTATTTCGTTTTGTCTATCTTGTTCTAATTCTTCCTCATCTTCTTCTTCCTCCCAATCGCAATGTTCTAAACAATCTGGACAAATTCCAATTTCATCCATATCGGTATATGCTCCGCAGCAAGTTGAATAAGGCATAGTTAATCGTTTAAATAGTTTTCAAATACTTCAAATTTATCAGCTAACATTTGATAAGGAACGTAATCCCTTTTAGGTTGCTCTAATAACTCTGGGAAGTGTTTTTGTTTATGTAGTTTAAGTTTATACTTAGCTAAATTTAATTGATGAATCATTTCACTTGCGTTTTGAGGATAGCTTGTATCAACTTTGTAATTCCAAAACTTAACTGCTTCTCTTAAATCCCATAATCTTGTTAATGGTGTCATAAAGTTTGTTTTTTCTTGGTAAATAATTTAGTTACTTCTTTATCGGCTAATTCTTGATTCAATGTGTAAAGTTCAGCCAATTCGTTTGTGCTAATGCATAAGTCAATAGCTAACTCCAAATCATCAAGATTATCGTGCGTTTTAATGTAGGCTGGTTTTTCATCACTTTGCGCCATTTCATCACCTGTATAAAGTCCGCTTAAATCTTGTGGGTAAGCCTTTCTTAAAGCTAATGCTTCTGCAACTTTACTTAACATTGTATGTGGCATCTTCGCCCATAATCCCATTGGTTTGCCTTCGTTTGTTCGTTGGCAATATTCATCCCAATAAGCCACACCTACCGATGCTTCATATCTTGTTTCTCCGTGAAATCTAAATACTGATACCTTACAAGAAATTAACTTACCATCTTGTTCTACAAATACAGGTTCGCTTTGTCCACCATAGTTTCCGCTACGTTCAGCGATTACTCGGAATCCATCAATGCTTGTTTGAATTGTCATTTTTTTAGACCATCCGTTTTGCGTTTTTACGTTCCTGTGGATGCAATAAATCTGCCTTGATAATGCATCAAGTCCTGTCCTTTGTGCTTGATAAAGAAATAGCTTTAGTTCATCAACTGTTGCCTCTGGAGCAATCTGCGATTTTACTAACTCTACTTGGTCTTTCGTGTACGAAAGTTGTGGCTTTTTAGCCAGTTGTTGTTCGTTCATATTGGTTGGTTTTAGAGTTTAAAATTAACTACTTTAGTGTTAATAACCAAATTAAAGTAGCACATTTAAGTTGAAAATGTCATTTTTTATGGTATCATCAAACTTATTTGTCAATTGTCCACGAATCTTTTGGATTGAGTGCAATACTGTTGTCCTATCCCTATTAAACAATTTGGCTATTTCCTCGCCGTTTAATTCAGTCTTTTCTTTAGTAAAGTACATAGTCATTTGTCTTGCCAAAGTAACCTCCTCGCCTCTATATTTGGACATCATTTTTCCATAGTTAATTTGATAATAATTGCACACTTTTTCGGCTATTTGAATTGCATACTCCTTTTGTTGTTCTTTGTCCATTCTTATTGTTTTTATGTTTAAATGTTTGTCTAATAAATCCTTTAATTGATTTATTTCTTGTTTTAGCTTTTTGTTCTTTTCTCGCAAAACCTCGATTTCAAGTTCTGCCATATATGTCTTGTGGACTTCTCTCATAATGCTTCTATTTCTTTTTTAACTTTATTCCAAAATTCAATTTTAGCAACAAATTCTAAACCATATTCAAATGGCGGTAATGCTTTAATTATTTCATCTACTGCTATTAATGCACATTCTTTAGCATAATCATTGTAGTCTACATAATAATCATCATTTATAGGTCTTGTCATTTTAGCAATTAATTCTTCTGCTTTTTGTTTAGGTGTCATATTAAAAGTGTAAAAGGTTTATAGGTAACATAAAGTCTTCCGTTAAGGTATAAAGGTCCAGAATCAAGTAATGGTAGCTTTTAAGGATTCTGCGCTGGATGTCATTCATCCTTGCAATCTTGATTAATAAATCTTCCTCGCTAATCATTGTCCTTGTATCATCAAGACCTCGCCTCCATTCAGCAAGATCAGCCTCAAATAGATTTTGCCTTCCCTGTGCTTGTTTTAGCAGTTCCAGTAGGATTGTTGCTCTTTTGTGCAACTTTAGTTGTTTCTCTTGATATATTAGTTTGCTCATATTGTTTTAGGATTTTATAAACCAACTTACTTAATGTTATGCCTTTATTGTCGGCTTCGGTTTGTAGGTTAGTCTTGATTTGGTTCGTTACTAATGTTGTTATTAATGTTTTCATAGCTTTCTTTAATTCCTATGGCTAAATTTAAACAGGCTTCAACTGTTTCTTTTACATAGCCAGAGGGCATATTAATTAATTGGGTTTCTAATGTCTTAATGTAAATGTTAATCGGTGTCATAGGTTATTTGTTTTGGTTATAGGTTTCGCTGTAGTATTGATTAAAAGATTTATTCCAAGAATTATCTCTAAATGCATTCAATAGCTGCTCTTTTTCTTTTTCAAGTAATCTTTTAGCTTTTTCATAAATGTAATTTCCTGAACCTTCTTTTGGAAATTGAGTACTCTCAATAAAATGAATTAATTCTTGCATTGCTGTTTTCATAGGTTAAATGTTTTGAAGGATTGCGGTAATTAAAAATGCCACGCATACAATGATAAATGCGTAAAGTGGTTTAATGCTTTCAGCTTTGTAGCGTTCGTTTGCTTTCTCTTGTGGAGTTTTTAGTCTGTTCATATTGGTTGTTTTTGGTTTAGGATTCAAAGATAGGGTAAAACCTTATAACTTTATCAAACAAGCCAATTATTTTAAATAAATGTGATGAACGGCAAATAGTAAGGATAAATGGTATAATTTGACTTATATGCAACAAATATGTGTCAAATAGTGCGTTTTATGATACATAAAAAACCACCCTAATAAGACTAAAAGGGTGGCTAAACCTAAGTTCTCCAATATGAAAGCCAAAGATATATAAAAAACCCCACCTTTTTAGGGGTGAGGAACTATGAACGAACAACTATTTAGAACCATCCTGTAATGGTGTATCGTTAGAATTATCTACCATTCGGTATCCTTGTTGCCAAAGAACCTTACATAAAGTTACGCTTTTCTCAATAATTGCATCTTCGTCATCCATTGGGTTAAGTATATGTAAGCACTCGTGTAACAGGATTTCAAGCTGCTTCTTGCCTTTTAGCCGTGAGTCAATATAAACTACACCATCACTTTCAGCAATGCCGTGAGCCTGTTCCCTACCTAATTTGCGATATATAACTTTAATCTTCATCTTTTAATAAAGCTAAATCTGGTCTGTCTATTTCTTTAAATATAAGTTTCTCACCACCTCTTATCTTGCCTAATGTTAACTTGATGTCTTGTTCTAACTCGTGAAGCTCAATTAATTTAGCAACTAACCATTGTTCTTGTTGTAGTGATGTCAATTTTGCAAAGTTTTTAGGGTATCTCATATTAGAAAATTTTGTTTTTATAGATTCTTTTATTTTGTACCGAATAGTAACCTTCAACATCTTTTTCTAATATAGCAAACCCTTGTGAGTAATTATCAACGTGCTTACAATATTCAACGTTGCTATGCATAAGGTGGCCCGTTGTCCAGCAAGTAAATACTTCCTCATCAAATTGATTCTTTGTTGTGTAAGATTGTACTTGGTGAACGTGCGAAGCTATTGCAGACTGCTTAACCCTATCGTAAAGGGTTTTAGCTGGATTTACACCGCTTCCCCTTCTAAATGTAGTATCACCGTGTATGATAGGTAATTTGCCGAACTTAACGTGGTCTATATTTTTAATAGGTATAATGTTAAAAGTATTTAGCATCAAGATTTCCTCAATGTCAAACTTACCGCTTAACCCTAATAACTCTGGTGCTTTGGTTCGCATATACCTTTCATACCTAAATTCGTGATTGGCATCTAAGTTGTAATAAATAGGAATCAAAGGGAATGATGCTCTTATAAATCCAAGCATCTCAATTATCGCCTCATATTCCTCATCAAACTTTCTAACTCTTGGGTCTTTTTGGAAATCGCTTAATTGGTAAAAGTCAACCAAATCACCATTGATAAATAATGAATCAATCTTCTGGTCCTGTAAGTATTTAAAGCAAACCTCAATCGCTTTAGGGTCGTGGAATGGTACTTGTAAATCACTTATAAAACCCATCTTCTTAATTCCTATCGGTAAACAATAAACAACTTTTTCCTCTACCCAAGTAGGTGGCTGCACAAAGTTTGAAGCAGTACGTTTAAAATCTTCTATAAATTGTTTGTTAGTTCCTTTTGTACTTTTGCTTTCGCCAGTCTTACCCCTGTAATAACGTACCAAATAACGTACGTTTTCGTGATTGTCAAAGTGTGCGCTTTGCTCCTTCATAATCAAAGAAGCTAAAGTGTTAGACGGCATCCATTGAGGATATTTAGCCAAATAGTCCAAGACTATCTGTCCACTCATTGTTGTTTTGCTTCCGCCTTTCTTTTTTGTTGTTGTCATAGGTTTATTTTAGGTTAGTGAGTTTAGTATCAAATCTGCTTCTTCTTCTCTGCGTTTGACCAATCCATCTAATCCTACATTTTCCCAAAGTCTTTTAGACCTTTCTATTTGGTCAGCTATGCCCTCGTAATCAGCTTTTGCTACAAGATTAACTATTGCCCTCATTTCTTTTCGCCTATCGCCATCTAACTTGTTTCCCCTGTTATAAATCATTGAAACCAAAGCACCTCTTGTGTCCTCGTTCAAGGTGTCAAGTTCTGGATAAATAGCTTTAGTCAACTTATAATATTTAGGAATGTCATAATTTATAAATACTTCGTATGCTACATTGAAAGGAACTTTAACATTTAAAATCTCACCTCTTAACATTAACTTGGCTTGTTGACCTTTTAATCCAACAACTGGTCTTAATGCGTTAATAAAATTAAGATTAAGATTTGGACTCCATACGGCTAAAAATTCTTTTTCCTTCATATAGCCTAAATCAGCACCTATCCCAATAGTAATTCCACTATCCCCACCAGCCCATATTGGTTTTTGATACCTACGAGTATATACATCACGACCGCCCACTTCGTGCTTTATTATAAGGTCTATTGCGGATTTACTTATCATTGTTCAATCTTTTATTTGCAAAATATCTTTTTAATCCTTCGCTTACTTTTTTCTTAGTTTCTTCAGACAATTTAATATATCTTTTAGGTGCTGGATTTAACTTTTTAGTTTCACTAATTTTTCTTTTTGTTTCATCACTCATTTTTTTACCCTTATTAGGACCAACTTTGCCAAGATTTGCAAGTCTTAACTTTAATTTAGTTTCTTCACTAACTTTTGAACCTAATCTATTGCCAACCTTACCTAAATTAGCTAATCTTAACTTTTCTTTAGTTTCAGCACTTCTTGGTGTTCTTTTTCTATTTCTACTTTCCTCTCCAATTTTTCTTCTTGATTCTTCACTATGCCTTGCACCTAAAATTCCACCACCACCATCTGTTATATTAACTAAACAACCTGTATTGTTATCTCTTTTGCCATATAATTTAATAAATTCTTTTTCCTTTTCTTCTGCATTTTCCCAAGATAAATCATCAAAAAGTATCTCAACTTCATAATTAGTTTTAGCAATTACATTGTGCCAAAATTGATTACGCTTTATTTTTTCATAGGCTCTTTTTTGGGTTTTACCTATGCCAATATAAAATGGCTCATTCTTATCAAGTCTTATATGTCTGTAAACTATTGCCATTTATATTACTTGATTTATAAAGTAAACTAATCCAATTACCCACAATACAAAACCAATTGCAAATGCTCTTTTTTCGTTGTTTTCCATTATTTACTGAATTTATCAATAGTTGTTAAACCTGCAAATGCCATACTCATATAAAAAACTAAATCGCCTAAATGGTCGCTTTTAGTAATTACAAAAGTTGTATAAAGACAAATAGCACCAATAAAAGCTAAAATCCTTTTGTGGCTCATAGCACCAACTTCATCACTAAACATTGAAATAATAAACTTCTTCATATTAAAACTTTTTATAGTATCCAAAAGAATATCCGTTCATTGTTGCCGTTGCCGTATATAAGGTGTTTTTAGCCGTTTTAAGTGCAATTGAACCGCCAATACCAATTTGTCCATTTGAGTGCTTTAAATCGCCTATAAATCCCAAATAAAGCTGGTTCTTTGACTTTGGCTCTATTAATTTGGTAATTGTTATGGTCGGAAGGTTAAAATTGGCACTAAAACCCCTGCCTTGTATCTTGTTTTGACTGATTGTATCTTGAATGTATGCGTATCCTAAAGAATCTATGCGCATAGTATCGGAATAAACCTTTACTTGGTTATAATCCTTAACGATTGTAATTGTGTCCTTAATTGTGTCAATTAGGTAAATAGTGTCTAAAATGACAAAAGGGATTGAATTTCCCTTTATAAACTTAGTGAAAGTTTTCTGTTGGTAAACTGTATCAGTTACGATTACAGGTTCACTTTTGGTGTATCGTGCCTCACTTCCGATGAAAAAGATTAGAACCGCCGTTAATAGAACGATTACTATCTCTTTCATTACTTAAATCTTTTGGTAGCCTTAATGTAATATCTTGCAGCTAAAATACCAGAAACAATAGCAATCAAACTCGCTATAAGTGAAACTATGGGCTGCACATTTGCAACACTAATAAATGCGGATGTTCCGCTAACAATAGTTAATAAGTCCGATTGATTGCTATTATGTACCATTACGCTTCAGTTGATTCTGTTGGTGGATTTTGTTCTGCATTTAATTTACCTAAGAACTGCAATAATGGTAAACCATAAGCAGTTGGGATAGTGTTGATAAACGCTTCTAATTCCTTGATTTGTTCTTGATTAATTGTTATCATAGTTTTTATTTTATATACAAATATAGTTAAATACCTAATATTTTAACTATTAAGATGGAATTATTGCTTTTAATTGGTTTGCTTTTTGTAATTCTACGTAAGCTGATATTACTTCTTTAGTCCAAATAGCTTTAGCTATTGCTTGTACTTTAGAATCTTCATTTGTAACATCATCTGTTGGTTTTACAACGTGTCTATGATAAGTTCTTGTTAATTCTAAACCATCTTTTTCAATGATTGTAGCAGTTCTTACTTGAATTGAGTTGTTTTCTACTAATTCTATTTTGTCAATGATTGTTTTTTCTTTTAATGCCATTTTATTATTTTTTAAATTTAAACATAATATGTACCCGCCAATACAACATAACCGGCACCATCATAACTTACGGCTGATGAAGAACCACCTCCAAGAGGGTATTGTGATAAAAATATTAAAGTAGTACTTATTTGTACTCTTGCAGTCATTATGCCGGTCGCAGCTAAAGTAATACCCGATGTTTCACCAATAGCACAAGCAGGATATATACCTGCTGCGTCAGCAACATAAGGCAATCCACCAATATACAAACTTCCAGTTCCAGTTCCAGCACTCCAATCACAATATAAATTAAAATTTACTGCTCTACCTATTTTTACATAACGACCATTTTGTGCGGAATAAGTTGCAGTTCCAGCAGTTGAACTACCTACCACAACCGGAGTAAAAGAACCTTCTTCGTAATCATCTAAATTATTTGCGTTATTAACATTTACTTCCGTTGTTGGAAATTGAATACCTCCCGTTGTTGCGGTTGCTCCTCCTATTCCAATTCCGCTTGAGAATGTAGCAGCACCAGTATTTGATATTGTAAGTCTTGTTGCACTTGCGCTATAATCATAAAAGACAAGATTGTTATTTACATTTTGGATGGCATATATTTTAGGATATGTAGCGTTTGTATTATTAAGAACTAATCCAATATTTACACTTGACTGATTCCCAATAACATTGAGCATATTAGCATCGGTAATTGTAGTACCACCAATAGCCATATTTCCACTAAACGTAGCACTTGTTCCACTTAAAGCACCAGTAAGCGTACCACCAGTTAAAGGTAGGTAAGCAGATAGGTTGCTTGTAAGGGCTAAAGTACCTGTTGCACTTGGTAAAGTATAAGTATAAGTTCCGTTTCCCAATGTACTACCAAAATTTACATTACTATTAAAATAGAAATTACTTGCATAAAAAGATAAAGGAGTATTTGCTGAAGCTGCGCTATTTTGTGCGGTTATCCTTGCACCTATTGATGGACTGAAATAAGGAACAAAAAATAAATCACCTGTTGAACCCTTTAGTTTCAATGCGTGTCCTTGGTCATAAGTTGAAAAAGTAGCTACGTTATCTATATTTGCTCCGCCTGCTATTAATTGATTTGCCGTTAAACTATATGCTCCTAAATTCACATTTGTTGTAGCACCACTATAAGGAACATAAGAATTTAAATCACTTGTTAAAGCGATTGTGCCTGTTGCATCTGGGAAAGTATATGAATTATTATTTAAACCAAAGTATAAATTATTAGTATAGTTTGTTGAAAAAGGTCTTGTTATTATTGATATACCTTCACTATTTCCACCAATACCTGTATATAAATTACTTGTAATATTTGGCATTACACCATTTAAAAAACCAATACCTGAGTTTGCAGTAATAGGATTATCAAATACTTTTGCACCTGCTATTGTTTGACTGCCTGTTGTTATTAATCCTCTATTAGAAGCACTTGCACTTGGTATGTTAAAAGTATGCGTATCGCCACTTGAAACAATGTTAAAATCAGTTCCGCTTGTTCCTGTGGTTAGGTATTGTGATTGGTCAGTTAAGTTATTTAAAGAAGTCAAACCATTTGAGAAAGTAGTAACGATTTGACAAAGCCTATTATCTTCAGTATAAAGAGTTACAGTCTTAGAAGCTACGTTTGCAAATATTCTAACCGCTAACCTATCCGTAACCGCCATTGCCGATAAAGGCATAGCCACACTTGTAAAGTAAGCATCAACAGTTGTTGTGTTTGTTAATTGCTCTGGAGTAGCTACGTTTGTCGCTAATAAAGTAAAAGTAGAACCATTGTACTTGTAAATCTCAACATAAAAAGAAGCCAATGCACCGCTTGATGCACTTACATTCATAAAGAACTCAACGTTCCAGTTACCACTTGGAATAGACACCACATCTGGGTCATTAGCATCGGTAATAAATTGAGCAATCAAGCCATCACTTGAAGTTGAAAAGTTAGTTCCTGTACCTACTATTGCGTTCCTACTCATTTGGTAATAAGTAGAACCACCAAAAGTGCCTTGATTGACACTTCCGTTTAAATAATAAGAAACCGAGCTACCACCACCACTTGAAGATGGAAAAATAGCCAAAGTACCATCACCCCTTACATATTGATTTGCAGCACCATCTAAAGCGGTTATAACACCACTATTAGCCACTACTGGACCTTGTATATCCCTAATCTTTGCTTCGCCTGTAACTTGTAATTGACTCATAATATTTTATTGAAATAATCCACGAATATACTCCCCAGCTTCTAAAGGTCTACCAAAAGTAAGAACCCCTGTTGAACTTATAAACTTAACATCATCACCTGTTGGAGTTCCTGTTGTTAAAATGTTTTGCGCATCCACACCACCTCTTGAAACGTACAAACAAGCATAACCGATTGTGTCCGCAAAAGTAATTGATGTTTCGCCACCACTTGCCGTGTAACCTTTTGTCTTAACAGGATTTGCACCTACTATAATCACACCGCTTGGGTCAACCTCCGTTCCTGTTGTATTGTATGCACCTGTACCTTGTAGGCTTACGTTATATGTAGCCACATCCTTATAAGGTGCGTTTATTGCTAAACTTGATATATTACAAGTTCCGTTAATAATAGTCAAACCATCAACTCCGTTATCCACTACAAACTTAATTTCTATTGGTTCTCTTGCTAACTGCTTTTCTAACATAAACAAATAAGAAAAACCAGTCAAAGTAATTAACCCATCACAAGTTACTGTCCAAGAAGCTACATCGTTTTTATATTCTCTAAACCAAGCACTTGATTGACTTGTTACCTCTTTTTGATCTACGTTTACATTAAAAGTACAATTTGTACTACAAGCAAACGCAACATCCACCTCTGGGTCTACATCTGTTCTATGCCAATAAAGCATAACATTATTTCCAATTACTGCTGCCATATTACAAATTTAATCAATTAACTCGATATATTAAGGACCAGTTACACTACACAATCCAACATTGTTTATGTAAAAAACTCTAAAATTTACTAAATTTTCACTTTGAATCTTATACCAAGAATTACCCCCATTAAAAGGTACACTGCAATATTGGTCAGTATAAGCAACTGCCTTAGTAAAAGATGTTGTTGAATTACCTAAAATATAAACAATATTGTCCGTTAATGAAGCAATATTTGCAGCAGTTTGTGAAGCCTGTGGAGCAGACCTTTTTACTGGATATGGCTCACCTTGTGTTAAAATAGTGTATTTAGTATCTATTGTTGTTTCATCATTATTTATTTCTAATTCTAATAAAGTACAAGCAATATCATTATTAACTAAATCTATTGTTGAATTACCTATTATGTATGGCTTATTTTCAACAGAATTTGTTGTGTCTAAATCATCCATCTTAATTCTAATTGCAGAACTAAATCTTTCAACATCAATTGGACTTAAACCTTGAAATGTTGCATCAACATTAACAGGGTTTTTAATCAAAGAGTTTGAATACTCATTAATAATTAATTCAGTTAAACTTCTATATATAATGCTTGAATATCTTTGATTATACCAATTAAATAAATTATTTCCAGAACTATCGCATAAATAACCTCTATAATAGTATTGACCATTGACTATTGAATTAAAACCATAAGGTAAATCTAAATCATAAACATATTCATTTGAATCAGTAAAGTATGAATCAATTTTAACGTTTGTTAATCTTTGAGTTACGCTAATTCTAAAATCATTAAGTTCAACCCAATCATTACTTTCAGAACCTTGTATTGTGCCAATAAAGAATTGTATTGTTAAACTTGAAGTAAATGGAACTCTTATACAAGAAACAGTTTGAGTTCCTTTTAAATTAGGAGAGTAAGGAATTGGATAATAATAAGAACTACCAGATAAATTATCAGACCATTCTTCATCTTGATTCCAAAAGTACCCATTATCAAGCATAATTTTAACATACATCACATTTGTAGGTATTCCACTACCACCAGATTGAACAATATCAAAACTTACATCAAAGTTGTCTAAATATTGTACAGTTGGTAAATTAGTTGGTGAAACCCAAGCATAAGATGAAGTTCCATTTTCCTTATATAATAAGTATGAATTTAGCTTTGCATCAACGTATGGTTTAATTAATATTTGTGAAGTTGCACCACTAAATTGAGCATCCCACCCAGCAGCTACATTACCAATATAATTTTTTAAGTCATAATTAGTAATGTAATTATCTGGGTAATCAATATCTTTATTAATTACAACTTTATTAAATCCCTTTTTTAATATCTTAAATTGACTATTATCTACAAAATATGCACCAGATGTATTTGCAGAATAACCTTGTATGTTTAATGTTTCATTTCTTGTTCCAAAAGAAACAATAGAAGCAGCATTATTGTAAATTGTATAATAATAGGAATCTTGTGCAAACTCATTTAAAGGAACTATAAACCACATTCCTTCAGCTTGAAAGAATCTACAACCAAATGATTTAGAGAAATCTCTTATTAAGTCAAGACAATTTATAGTTTCTAAGTTATTATCAAGCAATGTTGAATATCTAACATAAGTTTGATTTAATGGCTCATTGCTTCCTAAAGTTGCTCTATTAGCCATACCATTAGCAAAATAGCTAATGCCAGATAATAAGTTTAATGATGTAGGAAATTGAATATAATCTAAGCACTCTAAAATAACTTCAAGTGCCTTTTTTCTTTGAATTAAATAATAAGAAGATGGCATTTCATACTTTATGCTTTCAAGCATACCTAAACCATCAATAGCATTAAAAGCTAATTCTTTTCTACCTGTTGAAAATGATATGTCAACACTATCACTTAAAGACCATCCTTGCCACTCTAAAGTACTTCCATAATATAATTGTACTAAATATTTTCTATCATCTAAAGTAGCGAAATTTGGCATATCAGCTACATTATCTGTTACATCTATACCAACGCTTAATTGACTAACTACAATAGGCTCATAAATATCATCACTCTTAGGTATGTATTGAAGGCTTATATTTAAACCATCATATTCAATAACATCATCATCGTAATTATCTTCAAGTAAGTGAACGTATGAAATAACACCAGATTTACTTGCAAATGTTATTTTGTATTTTAAATTGTATGCCATTATATTCCACGTCTTAAATTAAGTGATGAATTAGAACGTTGTAAAGCTAATACTAAATCATTTCCTCTAAGTACAAATTGACCATTTTGTCCCATACTTGTACTATTCATTGAACCAGCATTAAATGAAGATTGCATAATGTTAC